TTGTAAATTATAAATTGTAAATTATAAATTGTAAATTATAAATTGTAAATTATAAATTGTAAATTATAAATTGTAAATTATAAATTGTAAATTATAAATTGTAAATTATAAATTGTAAATTATGAATTGTAAATTATAAATTGTAAATTATGAATTGTAAATTATGAATTGTAAATTATTATATATATTTATTATGGTTTATAATATTTTTATTAGTTTATTTTATTTTGGCGTTGTCTAAATGGTTTTATAATAATTTATTCTTAATAAAATTTATAATTGATGCTAAAAGTCATTATACAACCATTTAGACAACGCCAATATTTTCATGATGATAATTATACAATAAATAGAATAAATTAATATATATTATTCTATAAAAATTGAAAAAATCTATATATTAATATTTATATTAAATTAATAATTTTGAAGAATTCGCAAAGATGTCAAAGTGTGTTGTAGTGAGTTGTGCGTTTAATCCAAAAGCACCTGAATTTGTTCTGGGTCCGGACTCAACTGTTAAGCCACCAGTTGCGCTATCTATCACACTAACCGTTGATTTATCTGGATCAGTTGTGCTAACAATTGAACCATTTAAAGCTGCTAAAGCTGAAACTGAAGCTGAAACTGAAGCTGAAGCTGAAACTGAAGCTGAAGCTGAAGCTGAAGCTGAAGTGTCTGAAGCATTAATATGTGAGACACAAATCCAAGAACCGCCTACGAATGAAAGTGTTGAGGGCGAAGAAAATGACGATTATGACAACGCTCTGGCTGAATTTACCGTTACTATTTCTCAAAAGAACGAAGAAGACGCAGAAGACGCAGAAGACAAAGAAGATGCTGAAGAATCCGCAAAAACTGCAGACGAACCATACTGCAAAATGTGTGGGAACTACAATTTGACGACATGTGGCAATTGTAATTCTAGAATTTGCTTTAGTTCTGACTGCGGAAATTTTAAAATTTGCGAGTGTAATTGCGAGCATTGCAAAGTCTTTTTCATGGATTGCAAATGTAATTGCACATGCAAAAAAGGCGTTTGTGCATGCATGTGTCTCAGATGCAACAACCCCCGCAACACTGTTTGCGTGTGTGACCATGTAAAGTGCGATACATGTGATAAATTTAAGTGCACTTGCTTATTGGATCAAGACCCCCAACATGTCACATGTTTCTGTAATCTCGCCATTGTGGATGAAAACGGACAACTATTCAGACTGGTTCATGATTCAAAGGTAATTATCCAACAAGCATTGTGCCCATTTAAACATGTATTGTGCCCCAAAAACAACAAATGTCGGGACACTGCGTGTACATTATTTCACCAACAGTGCCAAACAATTAAATTTGAACCTTGTGATGTTGCGTGTGAAAGAGCATACCATACTCATGGACACAATGATGTCGTGTCACAAGTACAATCATCCACTCGCGCACATCCATCCGCAACTACTCGCGCACATCCATCTGCAACTACTCGCGCACATCCATCCACATCTACTCGCGCACATCATTCCGCATCTACTCGCGCACATCATTCCGCATATACTGCTGCCTCTTATGATCGAACAGCATCTCCACATGCCCAAAAAGGACCCTATTGTGCTCCAAAACAACTAAAACCCAGCAAGGTATGCCAACATTATTTGAATGGTAGATGTATATTTGGTGATAAATGTTTTAATGAACATCCAAAAAAGACACATAAGCAAAACGCATTTGAACGTACCCAACTGCAACAACTGCAACAACTCGCGTATAAAAGACAAGCACTACGCGCGACATTTGCTGCACATCTTGGGGAGGGCATTAATAACAGATGGGATTTTATGGATGACTATTGTATTTACATGGTGAAAGGCGAAATCCAAAATGTTATTGACACGCGCGCAAAAATAAAGATAAGATTGCCTCCTCAGTTCGTGATTTGTCAGCACTGGATGAAAAATGAGAAGTGTCGCAAAAACTGTATGTTCATGCATCAGTTTAAAGCCCCTGAATGCCCTGCTCTCGCAATATTGGGCTATTGTGAATTCTCCACCTCATGCCCTTGCTTTTGTGACGGTCATACCATCTAGAATTAGCTTTTATGTTGATTCGTCATTTCATTTCACATTTTAAGTCTCATATTTTTTTATTATTTTATATATCATTAAATCATGTTAAAAAAATTGAAATCCTTAACTATTTGTTAGTTAAATATATATACACTAATAAAATATAATGAATTCAAATTCAAGCCCTAATTCATGCTCTCAAGTTAAGCAATCATCTCAAGTAATTTATAAAAAAGTAGCTCAATCAGCTCAAGCATCTCAAGCAGCTCAAGCAGCTCAAGCAACTCAAGCAACTCAAGCAACTCAAGCAACTCAAGCAACTCAAGCAACTCAAGTAACTCAAGTAACTCAAGCAACTCAAGCAACTCATCCAGAAAAATCGGCTCGCGTTAAACAAGTAAATCAACAAACAAGTGCAGCTCAAGAAATTCATAAAACTAAACAGTGCAGATACAATAATACCCCCCAAGGATGTATTAATGGTGATGAATGTTTATTTGCGCATACTGATAATGAATATGGACGAAAATATCAAAAATTAAATAGACGAATACACCACAAAGATTATGAAATAAAAAAGTTATGTAAATATTTTCCAGAATGTAGTAAAGGCGATGAATGTACTTTTTTGCATCTTGTACAACCAAGAAAACATAATCAAGAATATGCGGCTGCAGCTTCTTCAAATCAAAATCAAAATCAAAATTTAAATGATGATGATACTTATAACGAAACAAGTAAAACAGAACTAACACAACGAACATGTTATTTTTATAAGACACAAAAAGGGTGTCGCAATGGTGATAATTGTAAATTTGAACATAACGATTAATATTAATATTAATATTTTAATAACAACATTTTTTATTTTCATTATTAATTAATTGAGTATTTTCTTGAACATTAATATTATTATTTATAATTTTTTTAACACCACAAATATTTATATCTTCATAATTATGTTTATTTATTTTATTTAATATATTAGTTGCTAATGTATTAAAAATAAATGATAATTCATTATTTGTTTTAGCACTTAATTCAGTAAAAAGCATATTATTTTCTTTTGCGAATGTTTCTCCTTCTGTGTATAATACTTCGCGTTTATATTCAAGATCATTTTTATTTCCTATTAACATAATTTCGGGGTTAGTATTTACTTTTAAAATATCTGCTAACCATAATTTAGCATCATCAAAACTTTTTCTATTAGCAATATCATAAACAAGAATTACTGCTGCACTGTCTCTATAATATTGTTTTGTGATTGACTTAAAATATTCTTGGCCGGCAGTATCCCATAATTGTATTTTTATTTTTGTGTCATTTATAATAATATTTTTAATAGCAAATTCAACCCCTAATGTAATTTCATGATCTGTATTAAAAGTATCATTTATATATCTGCTAACAATCGAACTTTTACCAACCCCCGAATTACCGAGTGTTATATATTTGAATACATAATCGTAAGTTTTCATTATTACTTAATATTATGTAATATTATTTATTTTCATATATTTATTTTTTATTTTTTTTAATTCTTTTTTATTATCTTTATTTTCATAATTTTTAACCATCATTGCGAGTGAATATATTTTTTTAAATTTTATTTTATACATATTTATAAATTCATAATATAATGCATCAATAATACTTGTCCAATCATTCTTTTTATAATCACTCATTTTTATAATATAATTGCTTGCACATAAATAAGGTTTTGTCATCATATGTTTATTATTTGATATAAAACCATATAATAACATACCATAAACATTTGGAATCATAAATACGTCATAAGCATCAATATACATAGTAGAAAACCATTTATAAATTTCTTCAGGTTTTATATTTAATAAATTTAAAAAATTACCAATACCCATTAATCTTTCAATGTGATGTGAATAAGCATAATTATGAATTTTAGTTAGAATATTATCAATGTATTCAATATTGGTATTATTGCTCCATATACATTCTGGAATATTATTTTTATTATTATCATAAAAATGGTTTGTTTCTAAATATTTACCAAAAAAATAATAAATAAAATAGTTATATTCTCTCCATCCTATAATTTGTCTAATAAATCCTTCAATTGTTGCTATATTATTTTTTGTAATTTTTATTTTCTTAATTAATTTTATTATATCTAATGGAATTAATAAACCAATATTTAATAATGGGGATAATAACGAATGATAGCCAAAATTAATTTTACTATTTATAGCATCTTCAAATTCACCAAAATTAGTTAATTTATATTTAATAAATTTTTTTAACCATGTTAAAGCACTTTTACGAGTTATTGGATATATGAAATTAGAACTGCAACCATAATTATTACTATATTTTTTTTCAACATATTTTATAGCATAGTCAGTATATTTATTTTTATTTATTTTATATTTTAATGGTTCTTTGATGTTTGCAGGAAATTTATTTCGATTAAGTGTATCAAAACTCCAACTATCATATAATGGTTGATTTTCATTTTCTATTAATAAATCATATTTAATTCGTTGATATTTATAAAAAATATCATGTCTTATTGATTTCATTTTATTTTTTAATTTTTTATTATCATCAATTGTATTTAAAAAATATGGAGAATCATACATTTCAATATTATAATTTTTTGTTAATTGATTAATTTCATTAATTAAATCATTTTCAATTGGATTATACAATTTAATTTTTCTAGGATTTAAATTTTTTAATATATTTTTAAGACTTTCAGAATTTGTATTAATTATTTTTATATCATATTTATTTTTATTTGTATCATAAAAATATTTCATACTTGCTATATGAAGTATTAATTTTAATTTATGAAATTTATATCTTGTAAAAAAATATTCATGTTCTAATAATAAAATTTTTGTTTTTATATCAATTATTTTTGTAAAATAACTGATATCAAATAATTGACTCGGATAAATTAAAATCACATCAAACATTTATATTATTATTAGAATCCATTAAAAATTATTCCTTTATCTTTATCTATAATTAATTTATCATTAATAGAAAGGTTTAATTTAAATTCATCTAATGATATTTTATATTGTGGTACATATGAATAATATAAATTTTCAATATATTTTGGGTTAATATCATTATGAACTATTATATAATCAATACACACTCCAATTAATTTATTAAATCTATATGGAATGTCCGTAATTATAATAAGATTAATATTATTTTCATAATGAACTGCCATTAATGCTAATAAAGCTTCTGATTTAACAAGTATATCATCGTTCAAATGAATAACAACAATTTTATTTTTTGTTTCTGTTTCAATCATTCTTTTAATGTTATTCTTAAAATTATTATTTAAAGAATATATTTCTTCAGTTCTATATACATCATTCCAAATGTTATATAAATTATTATTCGTTTCATATAAATATATTTTATCAATATTATATTTATTCATTATTATATCAACTAAATATACTGCTGTTTCAGTTTTATTAATATTGTCTTCTCCTGTTATATAACTAAAAGCATATTCTTTATAATCACTTTTTTCAAATAAATTAAAATTATATATTTTTTCATTTCTTGTTTTTTCTATAAATTCAGTATAATCATTATTTAATTCATTATATGATTCTATAAAATTATCATATTGTTTACATAATTCACAATATTTTAATGTAATGTTGCTTTCATTGCTTTGATCGCTTTCATTATTATAAATAATATCTTGTTCTTTTTCTTGTTCTTTTTCTTGTTCTTTAAATAATTCATAAGTTCGAATAATAATTATTTCATTGCGTGTATTTTCACCGTAAAAATATTTAAAATAACTATTATTAATTATTTTTTTAATTTCACCAAGAAATATTTTTGTTGCATTATCATAAAAGAGATATAACCCCGGATTTAATTTTTCAATAATTGCATCAACATTCTCACAAATAATAACAATTTCAATATTTTCAGTTTGTTTGATAAATTCAATAAATTTATCAGAAGAATTGACATTACCAATAATATTCTTATTTTCAATACAAGCAATAGAATACATTTATAGTTTATATTATTATATATTATAATTGTATTCAATAAGTTAGCACTTTCAATTTTTATTAGAATTATTATATTATATTATACCACTTATTACATTCATTGACCCAGAAACATAATTAGTGAAACCAACTATTTTATTATTTTTATTAACACTAACTAATTTTAAACCATTGTTATTAATTTTATTTATTGTAGCAGATGAAAAATATAATTCAAGTTCGGGGAAATCATTTAAATAATTAAAAAGTTCATTAGCATCATTAATATATAATTTAAAAATTTTATTAGTTGCAAATGATGGGATTAATATAATATATTTATCATAAGTAAAACACGAAACAATATAAAAATTATCATAAGTATTATTATCAATTATTTCATTTTCTATTTTTAAAAAAACTTCATTACTGCTAATTTCATTATTATTATTATTAATACTAACCATTAAAACCGGAAAGCCATTTTTATTTGAATTAATATTTGACCATAATAAAATATTTGTGTGAGAATTACTTTTTAATTTTATAATGCTATCAAAATTAGGCGATGAATTTAAATTATTTGGTAATTCATATTTTTCATTAAATGTAATTACACCATTATTATATTGTGCTTTAATAATAAATCTATTTTTTTGAACAATGTTTATAATTGACATAACATCACATAAATCATCAATTGTTGTGTCTTTATATTTATCACAACAATCTTCTTCTTTATATTTACATGATAATAATAATGTATTATTGCTACATTCATTAACATTTGTTGCACCAGTAATAAAATAATCAGTATTTAAAACTCCGCTGAATAAATTATTACTTATACTGATGTTGGGGGGTTCTTGTGAAAAAGTTTTAAAATTATAAATAAAAATATCACTTGTTGAAAATAATATCGCGTGATGACAAGAAATTAATGACATTGCATTTATTTGTTTATTTAAAGTTGTTCTTAATACATCGATATGTATATGCATTATACAATATATAATCAAAAAATATTGAAATTTAAACAAATAAATATATATTTTATATGTTATCAATAAATATGAAATATTCAGTTCTTAATAAATTAAATGTTGTTCATACTACGGATAATATATATGGTTCAATAGATTATGTTAAATCTAAATATCATGATGCAATATATTTAGCAACTGAATTTTTAGATGAACCAGATAATTGGGAAAAAGAATTAACAAATGAGAAATATAAAGAAGGTAAATATATATTTTCAAATATAATAACAACTAAATTATTTACAAAAATTAAAAAAGATGTTGGATTTATTTTTTCAAATGTTGTTTTTGAAATTAATTTAATTGATATTTGGACATTATTTGTAAATCCTGAACAAATTATTATTAAAGAAAAAGAAAAAGAAAATCAAATAATAATAACAACAAAAATAAAACCAGAAACACAAATACCATTATTAGATATCAAAAATAATTCTAAAAATACAAAATATTTTTGTATTGGATTTAATAATACAGAAGCAATTAATAAAATTGAGAATATTATTAATACACATATTATAAATTCATATATATATGAAGAAAATATTTACATCATAACAAATAATGATGAAAAAACTAAATTTTGGACAAGAAAATATCCAAATAGTTTTGTATGCAGTGAGCTTGATAATGAAATTTTATATATGTTAATGCCGTATGACAAGCATAATGATAAGAAATTAATTATATTTGATAATTGTATTACAAAAGATATACTTTATAAAAAAAAATTTATGGGTATTATCCATAGTTCAATGTTTGTTATAATATTATCAGATAATGAAGATATATATAATTCACAAATACCGTGTAATTGTAATTATTTAATGCTATATTCTTTTCCACACAAATGGACAACGCAAACAAGTAATGAATTTTGTAAAAATTATCCAGTTCTTAAAAATCATAAAGAAATAGTAAATATTCATTTTGAATGTGAGAGAAATAAAAATGCTTTAGTAATAAATTGTAAATTGCCACATTCACAAATACTGCAATTTTAATTTATTAATTTATTAATTTATTAATTTTTAGAAGCATAAGCTAATGAACAATAACCGCCAATAATTCTTAATACATTTAATGAATTATTAAATACATAAAAATTAACATCAGTTTTTAATAATAATTGTCTATATTCACTTAATAATATAATTTGTTCATTATTATTTAATAAATAATCATATACATTTAATGTTATTAATGCTTTATTATAATTTAAATTTGTATTATCATAATTTTTTAATATTTGTTTTGCGGTTGATATATCTAATAAACTAAATATATCTTCTTTAAATATTGTTATATTTGTATCAATATTAGAATCATATGAATATATATCATTGTCACAATAAGTATAACAAAATGGATCAATATCCATTGTAATTCGAACATCAGTTAATTTAGAAAAATTACATGTTCCAGATGGTTGCATTTGTAATGGTTCTAATGAAAAATTATATATATTTATTCCTCTTTGCGGACTTACTTTGTGATATACATTCGGTAAATATAAATCATAATAACCCCCGTTTTGCTGTGAATTTCGTGCCATATTATTAAAAAATAATTGTGATGTAAGTATTGGATTTGTAATTGTATTTACTATATTTTTTATACTATGTTCATACCATTTACACTCTGTATAACCATTTCTATTATTTGTATATTTATTATGAGTAATTAACCAAATGAGTTCTTTTGATGGACAAATAAAATATAAATTAGCATTCATATCAAAATAATCTTGTGTTCTTGTTTGTATTATTTCTACTAAGTATTCATGGCCAGATTGCGCAAATCGTTTTCTTTCTAATCCATCTAAAAATATATAATCAACCCATAAATCCCCATATAAAGAATAAGCTTTTGAATTCCAAACATTTGTTAAATTAATATTATTTATTATTTGTGTATTTTGTAATGTCATACTATGTATATTATTTTGTATAAAATCAATCATACTTGCTGTAAGATTATATTCACCTAAACCACTAATATTTGTATTAAAAATTCTTTCTATAAAAAAGACATCTTCAAAATTTCTTAATTTAACATCAAATCGTATATCATTATATTGTGATGATATTAATGGAAAACTTAATCCATTAAATTTATTGAACCAAAATATTGTTGGAATATATATATCATATGCAGGTTTTGTTTTATTATTAAACGTTGTTAATTCCGGAACATTACCAATTAATTTATTGTAATTTTCAATTTGTGCTTCTTTATATGTTAATTGATACCATGTATTTATCCATATTCCTAAATGACTATCTATTTTTTGTCCTCCTATGTAAATATCTATATAATCTATTATTGAATGACCTAAATTTTTTACCCATGCACATTTAATATTCGTATCTGTTATTATATTATTCTCTTTTTGAATTTCTAAATATTTGTCATAATAATATTTTTGTAATTTTATACAATTCTTAATTCCGTTTGTTATTACATTTTTTAGAAAATATTTTTTTATTAAATTGTCAATTTCATTTACATTTGCTGTGCCTTGTGATTGTGTATAATAAAAATTAAATAATTGTCTATAAATTTTAGTGTCAAAATATGTAAATAAATAATATAAATCTAAATCATCATAATCATTAATGACACTATTAAAATAAGATATAATAGAACTAATATTAAAAGTACCTGTTTTTTGAGTATCTGAATATACATATATTGTTGTTGATGCAGGTGCAACTGTTAATGTACTGTTATAATAATTATTTATATTTGTTCTCATATCATCCCATAATATATTAATAGCATTTGTATCATAATAAATTATGTCATATATATTTGTCATAACTTGCATATACACATTACAAATTTCATTATATCTATTCAAAGTATTTGGTAATAAATATTGTGTATATATACTTGTATCAATACCAACGTCTTTTTTTGTTATATTTATTTGTGGTATTGTAATATGTAAATATGTTTTATGTATTAAATCGCCGTTACGTGGAATAACAACTTGTGTATATTCACCAAATTTAATTGTTTTATCAAAATTTAAAATAACGGATTCCGCAGCAAAATGTGTATATCTTCTATATACTGATTTATAAAAAGATATTTGGGGATTACCAGTTAAAAATATATCTTTGACCGCATATGCAGCTAAATTTATTAATCCTCCAGCCATTATTATTAATATTAATTATTATTTTTATGATTAATGAAACATAATATTATTTTTATCATATTGGGTATAAAATTTATGTTACATGTTTCTAATATATATAAATGATAATAATGCAGACACTAAAATAATACCAGTCATTAATGCTGTAATAATATTTATAATATATACATTATTAGTATCATCATCTTTTTTAGTTTTTGTAACAGTATAAACACTTGTAATAAACACATAAATTAAATAACACAAAAATATTACAACAACTTTAACAATATATTGTTGTATAGATGAAATGCCCATAATTGTGTTTAAAAAGTTCATTATTTATATTATATATGTATATTATAAATTTCTGATAAAAATATTTGCACTTACACCAGATGAAACTCGCCAGACATTATAACATAAAGAATAAGACCGCAAAGATGCAGTATTTGATTTTGAAATAATAGTATTAGCTTTTATTCCTAATTCTATTAAATCGATTTCTGTCATATTTGTTGTGCCGGAAGGATTGGATTCAGTTGGAAATAAAGAATAAGAATACATAAAACAGCCTTTGGGGAGATAATTATTTGAATGTTGATAAGGCTGAATAAATTCAAAATAATCACTTGTTCTTTGTGATAATCTATTTTGTGAATTTAATTTTAATAATGTTTGAGTTAATAAACTTAATTGAGAAATATTTTGGTTATTGTCATAAAAAGAAGTATAATTAAATGTTTGATTAGCATAAGACATATTATCAAGTTGAACTAACCAAACAACTAATTTACACGGTTGGTCGATTAATAATTGTATTTTGGGATGAGTTCCTTGAATAGCAATATCGGGAGTAAAATATAATTGCTCAATTAAATAATCCATTTTTGAACTTAAAAATTTTTTTCTTTCATCAATATCAATGTAAATATAAGTGACTAAAACAACACAATCAATCATATTTATATTTTTATAAGTTGTATTATTATAAATAACATATGACGTAGCATTAGATTGTGGATTTACATAATAACCATTTGTCATATTATATATTGGAGCAGAAGCATCAAATGTATTTTGTGTAATTGGCGTATAATATAATTTTTGGGTTACAATGTCATAATCATAATATATACCATAATTTGTTGTATTTGTAATACTACTGATTTGTGTTATTATTTCATATTTTTCAAAATTAACTAAATAATTACTACATTGAATATAATAAGTTGGTATTATTAAAAGACATTCATTCAATGGATTAAATGAAATATTAATATTAATAATATCAAGCTGCATACTAACAAGGGGCAGAGATAACCCAGAATCGCGACAAAACCAAAAATACAAAGGTATATAAATTATATATTCATCTTTTGATGAAGAGAATTCTGTTAATTCATTAACATTTCCAATTAATTTATTAAATCCATCATCTTTAATATTTCGTGTTGTTAGACAAGACCAAATATACATCCATTCGCCGTAATGTTTATCAATTATTTTATTTCCAATTTCGATTTCAACATAATTAATTAATGAAAAGCCAATAAATTTATTCCATCTACATTCAGCATTATTTAAATTAATTGAAGGCAGTGTTATTTTAATACACATTCGATTTGCCAAATCTCCTTCAGTTGATATTTTACATGTATATTTTTTTCCAAAATTTGGCTGTTCTTGAAAATTTTGTGGGACATCTTCAGTAGCAAAATTTGTGTGTCTTCTATATATTTGTTTAAAAAATGTTATCTGAGGTTTTCCATTTAAATAAATATTTTCTTTTCCATATGCGACTAATTGAATTAACGCCCCTGTCATTATTTATTATTGAAAAACAAAAATAAATAATATTAAAAAAAGCATTTATAAAAATTATTAAGGTGAACCTGCGAGCGTTAATGCGTTAATGCCAGTAATAAATTGGGTTTGATGCGCCATCATTTTCGTGATTGCATTGGTCGTTTCTTGTTGACACTTAGCAATATCCGCTTCTAAAATAGTTTTCGTTTGTTCCTCGTCTGCAAAAACACCCAACGCAATATCATCATTGGGGTGACATCTATTTAATGCAAGTTTATTTGCATACTGCATTTGTGCGTCAATTAATTTACGCAATGCAGCTTCTGTTTTACCAATTTGATTTAATTGTTCTTTTAATTCGTTTAAATCATCCTCACTTACTTTTTTTCCATGTGATTTTAAATTATTTACAACAGCATTAAGACTTGCTTCGAGAGCATTCATACAACACGCATTTGTTACTGAACCTCCTGATTGTTTAGTATATCTTCCACCTGATAATAAAAATCGCCCGATAGTGCTATTTTGTTTTACAAAATTTATTCCCCCTCCATATAGTGTAAAATTTTGGGTTAGCGGTGGCTGCATACATAATGTAGGAGTACTTGGATTTTTTTCTTCTTTATAAGAAAAACCACAATTGCGACTAAGTTGTTGTTTCTTTTTTTGTTCATCTCTATGGTGATAACAATCGATCGCTTTCTGATCATTTAATAAGAGAAAATTAACTGGATTTCGACATAAATTTATACATTTATGAATAAAATCTAAGATGTTTACAGCTAACTTAGCTACGTTTGTCTTATTGTGTTTATGCCAAATGTGAAATTGTTCTGGCATTTCTATATTATCTACAAGAATTATTTTAACTTCAAATTTCTTGAAAATCGTTCTTAATAAATATGGATTCATTTTTTTTATAGCATCATCAATGTTAGAGACGCCGGAGAGACTGGTTTTATTTAAACATTCAATTAGTTCATCAAATGTACCATCAGTCATACAACCAATTAACGGACTGATATCAGCTTGCACTTCATAAAATTTTGATTTATTTGTGATTTTAACCGTTTCTGGTATTAGCTTCGTTTCTCCGTTTTTCGTCTCATATAACCATGTTGAATGATCCATTTCATTTTTACCTGTATATACACTAGCTGTGTCACTCATTGATTTTCCAAGAGTAGTTTTCTCGAATTCAGAA